GTTACTGTTTTAACCAGCTTCCTAGTAATGCCGATCTTGTCGGCGTTGAGCTGGTGAATGTCTCCATTGAGGAGGTTGTCTCCGAAGTAGGTGTCATAGCGGGCGAGATAGTGACTAAGCATGCGGAGCTCAATGCCACTAAGATCAGCACCGACCATAACCTGACCCGGAGTTGCTGTAAATAGTCTTCGATAAGTTAAATCACTGGGTACTTGCGCCAGATTGGGATTACGGTGGCTACATCTGAAGGTAGCACAGCCTACTGAGCAGCTGTGATGTAGCCTCTTAGCATTCGTACATAGCTTCAGCCATGCGTTCCCTCCTTCTGACATCATCCCCAGTATCTTCGTTAGTTCCAGAATACGTAGGAAGTTTAGGGCTAAGCCAGTACCATGGTTCTTCAGTACCGTTTCCTCCACCATTGGTTTCCCAGTGGATGTCATAGCCTCGGCTTTCCAGCCATCGAAAGTGCTCAAGATCCATGCTACGTGTTCTCGTGAGGAGGGATTGAAGTCTTTGAGACGTGTGAAGGTGGCACCTTCCACGTATCCTTGACGTTTGTTATTTCGTTTTGGAGTAAACTCTGCTCCTGGTACGTAAGGGTACCTTCTTTGAAGTACTTGAGTAAGATCCCGAAGCTCTTGTCTGAGAGAACATTCAAGTTCCCGTGCAGCTTCTTCATCAAATTGCCATCCATGGAGCTCCTGTCGAGTGAGTATGTTTGCAACTTGATGTTCTAGCGAGACCCATTCAGGTAAGGGCGGAAGTGTTCGCATAGTTTGCGGGTGACAACAACATCTTGTATGCAATAGTTTTGCATTTCTTCAGACCATTCTTTCCAGTCGGTAGTCTTTCCGAACTCTCCCTTGAATTCACCTAGTCTGTAACCGTATGACTCAAGGGAGTGACGACCATACAGTTTCAGTGGCATGTGTTGCCAGTTTCTTTTCTTATCTACCTCCATCATGTTGGGATGGTATAATCGAGAAAGAAGTAGGGTATCAACTACCTCACCCTTAGGCTCAAAGAATGAGTAGAGTTTCTTGATGACTGGTAGATCATACCCTATGATATTGTGTCCAACTATCTTATCAGCTTCCTCAAGGTATGTGATACCTCTAGTGATAGGTTCAGCAGTACCATTGTCATTGTAGATAGTCGTCGTGTCATCATCTGTGTTATAGACGACCATACAGTGGATCTGGGAAACAGCATGAAGTAATCCGTCAGTCTCTAAATCAAAGATAAGCATTAGTACTTACTCCCATTAGCTGGATCGTAGGGTTCATTGATGACCTTCTCATACCACTCAAGGAACTCAGGACTAAAGGAATTTTTCGTCCCAGTCAAGCTGCACGACATTAGTACTAGCAGCATGGGCAGCAGCCATAACTTCTTCATGGTGGATTTGCTTCTTTAGTTTTTTAAGCTTACGTACTTCATCCTTTATCTCTTTATATGCCTCCTTAGTGGGGATCTTGTCCCCCATTTCCATGGAGACAATCACCTCAACTCTACGTAGAAAGAGTTGTAAGGCATCATCTAAATTCATCGGTGGTTCCAGTGGTAGGTTTTATCCACGAACTTAGCTTTCTTTACTGCTTCAGCTGTGGGTGGGTTAGGCTTATTCAAGATGTACATACGTCCGAAACTAGAAATCTGTTGTTGGGTCGAAATCGTAGGATTGAGTTTCATCTTCAGTAAAGCGACAGGTGTCAAGGTTGTACTTTAGTTTACATGCTATGCCAGTTTCCCCAGAATAGCGATTCTTAAGGACTCGCACTGTTGTATCAGAGTGTTCATTTCCACTCTGTTGATCCCTTTCGAGAGCAATGCAGGCGTCAGAGAGCTGAGCAATTGCCGCGCTTCCACGCAACTGTCCAAGTGATACTCTTGCTCCCTCTTCATGTCCTTGGTCACTATGATTTCTCCTTAGGTGTGAGACTAGAAACAGGGCTATGCCTGTACGTTCTACCAATGACCTAAGTCTAGTCATAGTAGTATCGATCATTCTCCTTTCATCACCATCGAGTCCACTAAGTAGGATGCTGAGGTGATCCAGAAAGATAATCCTTGTATCGAGACCTGTTGCCATGTACTCGATGCGATTGTAAATGATATCAGGATCGAAAGAACCGAAACCGTCAAAGAGATAGAGATCCCAAGTAGCGAGAGTAGCATCGTAAATCTTAGTTAAATCAGTTCGATCATGTTCACCAATATGCAATGGTTTACCCACTGCAGATGACATCAGACCGAGAGCAGTGCGGCGGTTTGATTCCTCAAGAGCCAGGTAACCGACCCGTCCTCCTTTTTGTAGAAGTGTAGTGGCAAGCTGCCGGCAGAATGATGACTTGCCAATACCACTGCCTGCAGTGATCGTGACAAGCTCTCCGTATCGGATACCGTGAAGCAGTTGGTCAAGTCCTTTGAATCCGTATTCATAGTCGTTTGGTGGTAGTGGTGTGGTGACCAGTTCGAGTAGATTCCTACCCTCAATGATTCCGTCTGGTCTGTATGGTTTGGCATCGTAGATGGCACGAGTTACTGCTTGTACATCATTATTCTGTAATGCCTCTGAGGCATCCTTGTAAGCCGCTAGACGGGCGATGCGCACCTTTCCAGGTGGTAATACACCAGCGCACTCTTCAGCAGCCTTCACGCCCGGCTCATCGCTATCAAAGAATAATACTATGTCATCGTATCCTTGGAGTAATTCAAGATTGGCCTTAACAGCTTTCTTAGCAGACGCTGCCCCGGAAGGTAATGAAACCATCGGCCATCCCGGCATGCACTCAAAGCAAGAGGCTGCATCAAGCTCTCCTTCTGTGATAACAATTCGTTTTCCTGTAGTAGGGAATAGATGCTGCGCGTAAAAAGATCCATCTGAGTCTCCTTCATACCAGAATGATTTATCCTTAGACTTGACCTTGCAGCCAAGTAACGAACCAGTCTTGCTGTAATAATAGTGTCGTAAGAAGTCTCCATCTCTATAGATCTTATATTTTTGACAGGTTTTCTCAGAGAGTCCACGCTTAGGCAAAGCCCGCGCTTCCCCTTGGAGGGTGACCTTCCCCTTTGTGGTCTGGGGACCACACTCATCATTTGATGGGGTGTACATGTGACAAGAGAAACAATAGGTGTGCCCATCTGTATAGATAGACAAGGCATCACTTGAACCGCAGTCCGGGCATGACTCATGCCTTATGAACTCACTAACCAATCGATCGGGATCTCTTGGAAGGTAGCCCAAGGTATGTTGTGTTTGTCGCACCATTGTGCATAGGTAGTCTTAGATTGTTTGCTGATCTTATTGTACGGTGTTTGAAAGATCATACGTATGTCAAGGTCAGGGTTGCACTTCTTAACAGCTAAGAGCTTGCGTCTGTCTGCTGCATCCCAGTATCCCTTGGCTTCGAGCATACGACCACAAGGAAGTACAAAGTCAGGCGAATAATTGTAACTAATTTGATATGGAACTTTCGTAGATTCATATTCAAAAGAAACTCCAAGCTCATTGAATAGATCTGCTATCCGTTCCTCAAGCTTGGAGCGGTACTTCATTAGAACTCGTCATCCTCTACATTAGATTCAGCTGGTGTTACGTTAGGATCACTAGCCTTGAATCCCTCAGTAGTACCGAATAGGTTAGCAACATCCTCAGCATTCATGTCACCTGTATCTACACCAGCTTCACTGTTGATAGACACAAGCTGTACACCTACTAGCTTAAGGCTAGTACCATAGGTGACACCATCACGTAGGATGTATGGCTTTTGATAGAAGGCAAGCTTAACCTTAGCTCCACTGTAGATGGGTAGGTTCTCATCAGTGATGTGAGTACCTTCAGTATCTACAACAGGTGGTTTAGTTTCTTCATTCCAAGAGAACTTAACCTTGAATGTATCAGGTGCTACCTCCTCCCAAGGCTCAGGCTTGAGAGTAGAACGCTTAGGGTTCTTGAGCTTAGACTCTGCCCACTTAAGGGTGTCGACTCGATCAGCTTCCAGCTTCTCAATCAAGACACCATCAACTAGAGCAGATAGTGAGTAGCCAAACTTGCTTGGCTTAAGTACTGCTTGATACCCATCAAGGATGACAGGCTCAGCAGTTTTCAGGATGGTTCGTGCCATTAACAAAAGAAATAAGTGGATTCAATCACTGACTCTGCATGCAGTGTATCAATGATCGGTGGTTCAGACTGTGCTCCTATTTGGGTAGCCCAGTCAGTTAGGTAGTCATTCTCTGCGAAGAGATACATGTATGTCTCTCGTAGAATATAACTAAGTACACCCATGTCCGAAGCACGACATAAAACCGAGTCGTGTATGACAGCCAAGGGTGCATCGAAGCGTAAGATAGAGAGGTGAAGGAGGCTAGCATCTAATGAATGAATGAGGTTAGGTGATGTAGTATTCTTATGTTTCTGTACGTTGACCTCATCTGTATCACCAGTAGCTACGCTAAAGC